GTCTATCAATGAACCGTCGAAAAGTCGAAAGTCGCCGTCCAATACAAGGGGAGAGTTTGACAATAAATATTTGGCTAGGAAATCCCATTCCATACTCCAAACATTCATGCCTACTGCAATCCCATTGAAAAGACGACCAATCCTCAAATTGATGAGGGCAGTCATGAAATACATTCTAAACGCAATGTTAAAATGCATGGGGCCATTAGAAATGACCCTGGTCTTGCCTGCCCTCACCTTCTCCTCCGTTCGTCTCTCGTCCTTGAGAGTGTCGACCCAAATCACCTCGAAAGGCTCATTGTTTCGACATCTCTCAATCAACTCCAGGGTGTCGTGTCGTAGGGCCTTCGCTTCTTCCGATTCGAAATCGTAATCATCGCGGCCCATCCATTTGGTCTTTCCTCGGTGTCCTTGCTTATGGGTCTCAGTCATATAAGGGTATCCCGGTGATGTAGTTCTATTAATTGGTTGAAAGAACTCATCACCTGGGACGCCCATTATAGCCTCCTCATATTCAAGAACACGATTGGCAACATGTCCAGGTTGCTTCTGGGAGATGTTAATGAAAACATCTCTGGTCGCTTGCTCGAGAACATCTTCGGGTACTAGCCCGCAGGGAATCCCGGCTTTCTTGGCTCCTTCAATCAGGGGGTCGTGCATCTTGCCGTCTATCATGGTAGGTCGTAACATCGCAGGTTTCGTAGTCGCTGGCGATATCTTACCATGTAGTTTGCTGGGGCCAATCACTGTCTTCGTACTCTGAGTGACTGGCGTCTTGATGGTTCCAAGATGAATGAAACCCGCATCAATGGGTTCTCCTTCTCCTTCCAGGATGGAATCCAATGCTAAGCCGATCTGTGCCAGCTTAGGCATGTGCTCTAAGGCTGTTTGTATGGTTTCCCAACTCACAACCTGAGCATAATTCCATCCGCTGACCGTACCGCTGACATGAATGCCAACGATTCTACCACGTATAGCATCAGTATTAAGTGACGCTATCTTTCCACAATCTCCAAACTTCGTGGGTATCTGGTACTGGCAAATCGAAGTTGACACCACATCACGCTTCGTCTTCACATCCATCACGTAATCAACGTGACTGTTCAACAACAACTTGCATTCTCCAGAGACTCTGGAAAATGACACTCCGTGTGGTCCTCGATCAATGCCAGAGAGCGTCGCTACGACGCTACGATCTGACATCTTGGCTAGTTCAGCTTCTGTCGCAAAGTGATTCGTGGTATCTTTCGCTCTCATGAATTCTGATATCACACAAAACACAACATCCATTCCTCCTACTTCGTCCTCGGAAATGGCATGTTCAAGCTGAACTACGTTGGTGAAGAGATTATGGTAATCCCTTGTGATCATCACTCTGTCATTGTCGGTATGCCGAAACACTATTCGGTTAGGGGGGTCGTCTTTCATGTGCAATTGGAAATGCGCTGGCATCATAAAGACGTTACCAATAATCTGGGTTATGCAACCCATGTCGATCTCTCGCGCACTCGTCGTTCCGTCTTCATCGTACTCCGCAGTAATAAGATACTGCTGTCTCCTCACCAGGTTGATCACATCCAACTGATTAATGCTCTGTCCAAGCTCCGCTCCGCCTTTCACGACTCGCGCTCTAGATATGGCTTTAACACCAGGTCTAGAACGCGGTTGCAAAACGCGTGGGTCACTCTCAGCAACATTCTCACTCTTCTTGGCTTTCATCATCGCAATCAACGCT